TACGATCCATGTTGCCGCCACCTTCGTGAGCAATTGGATAATAACCAGACCAACCTGGAACAGCTACTGCTATTCCTACTACATCTCCTTTACCAACTACAGATCCAGAACCCATCTTCATTAAGTCTGGGTCTTTAGTTTCTAAATCTATTGCAATCTCATCATACTTAGATAAGTTAGGAAAATTTTCTGGTGGTAGCCACTCAGTCTGAGGTTTAAATAAAGGTATCTGCATTACTTTTTATTTTTTATATCATTCATTTTTAACATTTCTAATTGACAGTAGTGTACAATTTTTTTAAGATCTTCGGCTCCTCCTTTTCTCTGATAACGACAAACGTACTTAACAACGTTGCCCTGAAAAAATGATAAGTCATTTTTAGAAATGAATTCGTAAGGTTGAATAGGAAACTTTGTGTAGTGATTCCCGCCCACCTGAGTGTATTGTGGAAATGATTCTTCAAATATATCTTTATGTGTCATAGTTGATACTCCTTTATTTTCTTTTTAGCTTTCAATTTATATAGATTATTTCTTGCCCTTGTAATGCCGACATACCACACTCTATTCTCTTCATCTTGTTTGTCAATACTTAGACGAATACTTTTTTGAACTTTACTACCTTGGTGTAAAGAAAGTATTACATTATCTTCTTCTCCACCTTTTGCAGCATGTATTGTTGATACCCATACCCTTGCATTTTCATAAAGTTTTTCACCCCCAGAAATTATATTTCGAATATAAAGTATTTCCTTCTGATCGGCTACGAAAATTTCGTGCCATTTTTTTTCAGGATCCCAATTGCCATTGGGAATATATTCTACCACGTCATTTATTTCTTTCTCTTCTAGCTTACCTTCTCTTACCCATTTAGTATAAGCCATGGCACCATTATAAATACCTACGTTAAAACTTTTACCTTTGTTACTTTGGTAATAAATATTTTTACTTTTAAGTTCTTTCATAATGTCTAACAGATTACTTTTAGTCCTGGTAAGAATTAACCATTTGCCTTTGGACAGATCAACTTGTCCTAAATTATTGATGTGAGACGCAAGACCTTCTTGCGCTCGTGGCAAGTATTCTTTATGTTTCCTGATGCCTGCTATACGACTCACTGCTATTTCAGACTGTTCCTGTACAGCTTTAGATACTCTTCTAGAATATCTTAAAACTTTTTCATTGGCAGGTTCTTTAATAAATCTATTTACATCAGCACCAGCCCAAGCAAAAATAGCTTGATCATCATCACCAGCAAGATACATATCCTCACAATTTTCTTTTAGTTTATCATACAGTTGCCATTGTAATGGAGATAAGTCTTGAGCTTCATCAATAAAGATAGCTTTGAATTTAGGAATTTTTTTTGAACTAACAACTTTTTTAATTAGATCATTAAAATCTAACAGATGCATTTTCTTTTTGTACTCTTGTAAATTTATATAGATATGATTTAAAGTGTGCCAATCTATATCTTTTCTATCATGTTCATTAAGATCATACTCTTCTTTAATACCAATGTCTTTGTTGATAGCTTTACCAATCATTTGAAAATATGGATTGTTGCAAGTTAAGAAATGTGTTTGTTCTTCATTATACTTATCATTAAAACTTACACGAACGTTTAACAACTTTCCTAATGCTTCGTAGTGATGTGGTTGAATAATATTACTTTCATTTAAATTTAATAAATGAAAACAAAATGCATGAAGAGTTTGAAAGTAAGGAACTTGTTTTTCGTTTACATTAATTCTTTTTCTAGCCTCGCTTGCAGCTTTCTTTGTAAAAGCAAAGTAACCTATTTTATGATAAGGTGTACCTGTTCTTACATACGCTTTTACTCTACGTATTAATCTAAAAGTTTTACCTGTTCCTGGTGGTCCATATATTTTAATTGGCTTTTTCATCAGGTGTTTTAAATATATCTGTTAGTCTACCCTTAAATCCAAAATTGCCATGATGTGTTGTCTCGCCATCTACTACAGCATAAAATTTAAAACCTGCTGCCGCAGCAATATTAGAAAAATGTGTATCTTCACCCCACCAATAACCAGATTTCTGGTCAAAAACAGTGTCCCACAAATTGTAAAAATATTTATTAGCCTCTTCAGATATAATTTCTTTTTGTTTTATTTTTAATTGAGGATGATCTTTCATAAGTTTTTCATAAACTTTTCTATGTACTAAAGTTAGACCCGCCGGTCCTACTCTTATTTCAGTTAATCCTCTGTTGTCTATTTGAATATCTGAAGGGTCCTTAAACTGTACAGAATATTTTACAGAATTATCTTGTGTCTTTTTTCTATAAGGCGTACAGATAATATCTTTGTTAGCTACAATCATTCTACCTACAACCTTAGGATCAAATTCTACATCAGAATCTATAAACAATTGGTAGTCATAACCTGATTCTAAAAACATTGCGGTTAAAACATTTCTCCCATAACCAACGTAAGGACATTTAAATGTACTTATCGTTGATTGTATTTTTGCTTTTGTAAATGTATCCATTAATTTTATTAATGATAAACATGTTGATACATGCATGGTGTCGTAGGTAGGCATACATACAAATACACTAGGTACTTTTTTCGTCATACTATATTCTCCTTATCTTCTATTTTTATTTTTTCGTCTGGTATTTCTTCTTTTATTAAATCAACAGCCGGCATCTTTAAACATCTGACTGGTGGAAATGATTTTTCATTCTCTCCTTTTGGAAATCTTTTTTGAAAACCAAACTCTCCTTTAAAATAAGTTTTAATTAAAGTCGCTGTCCTTGGTCTATCTTTAGTCCATTCATTTCTTCTTATCTCTTCATAAAATTTATCATAGTCAAAGAAGTAAAACTCTTCATCTTTAAGTACAGCTCCACTTTTAAATGAGGCATAGGTCTTTGCTTCTGGTCCATTAACATAATCTTCTAAATATTTCTTCAACATTTCAATAGGATTAGTCCCTGCAGGTGGTTTAATATCCTGTTTAGTGGCCCATAGAGCGTCCAGGATAGCTTGATATTCATTATTCTTTATGATGGGAGGCACGATTGAAGTTTGATCTGCTACAAGCGCTCTCATCTCTTTCATTTCTATTATCTTTTTTATATGTTTAGCGTGAATTTGTACTACTTTACTGTCAGATAAATCTACGTTGAAAAAATATTCTGGATCAGGTTTATAATCTATCTTAATCAAACCAGATATCTGAGGCCAACTACTTTCTTTGTGACTACCAATACCAAACTTTCTACGCAAACAAGTTCCTTTTGCACAATAAGAAGAGATAGGTAAGTCATGACAAGTGTGACCAGCAGTATCTTTGTCCCAACTTTTTATTTTTTCTTTTACTTTTTCATCGCCCCATATTTGATCATACTTAATAAAATCTCTAGCTGCTTGTAATAATTTTTCTTTCCAATTATCTTTGTGTTTCTTTTTAGCAAACACCATAAAATTAAATAAAAATCTATCTCTCTCATCCTCTAATTTTTTCCCTGATTCCTGAACCTGTTTACATATCATCTGTAAACACGGTGGACCATCTTGTAAATCCTCTGGACCACCTGTTAAAATTTCTTTTACTTTTTTATTTGAAACTTCTTTTAATGATTCTTTTGTTTGAAGATTATCTTTTGCTACATTTAAAAAATCTTCAAACTCTAGTTCTCTTCCATCAGGTAATAATGCTTTACGTTCTGTCTTTTTAAAATAAGGTAAATTAATAAATGACCCGGAAGTTCTTACGTTATCTTGGTTCATTCCTAACTGTGTTTGTTTAGGAAAAATTTCTGTTTTTGATGATAGTCCAAATAAAAATAATAAGTTCTGTAAAAATTCTCTAATTAAAGTTGAAGGTACTTTCTCTGCTGTAAATACATATATGTGAAGTCCATTACTTTTTGATTTGATGGGAATAACAGGTAGTTTTTTGTCTTCAATTACTTTTAAATAATGTTGAATATCAAAACTAGAATAGTCTGAAGGATCAATATCTATTGCACCAAAACTAGCCATACCATTATCATCACATGCTTGTATACCTATTGCACGTTTACCATCTAAATGATCTTGATAATCTTGATCAGATATATTTCTTTTAGACCAGCCATAATCGCCTGGATCAAATTTTAATTTGTTTGTTTGTGGATCATGATAACCATT